GTGTCCTTTGAATTTTTTGTATTCCAGGTCAATTCCATCAAAATAATATAATCATTTTCCGCATCCGTTCCTAAATTTTCATTGACAAGGATATTAGAAACAGTAGCAGATTTATAATTTTCTGCACATATTGCTCTTGCACTGTTTTCTATTGTTTTCTGCTCTGTCATTGTGCTTTGCTGCGATTGATCCGTCTGCTCTCTTTCCGTTTCTTCCAGTCCATCAGCGTAGCCATTATCCATCATCATAGACATAGCAATCTTTTCAATATAATCTTGACCGCCATAATAGCACGCCGGGGCTTGCAAAACATCACTGTATCCCGCATATTCCGCATAAACACACACCTTTTCTCCTACCTTTGGAACAGCAAAATATTTTTGCAGAACTTCCTCTGTAAAGCCTCCATATTCCACGCCTAACATCATTAACAGCAAACTGGGGTCAACAATAGAAACCTCTCCGACATCCGTCTTAACGGTAAAAGAGCCGATACTCATACCTTCTTCGCCCTCCGTTACCTCACTTTCTGTTACCTCACCCTCAATCTTATACAATTCGCCTTCCAAGCCGTTTTCGCTTGCAGGCGTTGTATAAATGATTTCTGGCGGTTCACCAAAATTGGCGGTATCTACAAAGGCATCTATGTGTTCCGGATACACCTTGACCTCATCGGTTTCCTCTGTCTCTGTTTCTGCCTGTTCTGTTCCGCACCCTGCGGCAACGCCCATCATCAAGCAACCACATAATAAAACAGCCAAAAATTTTTTCATACTACCCCTCCTGTGTCATATCGTGCCATTTTTCTAAAATTTATCACATAACATGACGTATATCAAGAATATTTTCACGATTTTACACAAAATCCATCAGCCGCCAGAATTCCGCTTCCTCCTGCGCCTTTGATTTTTTCATTTTTGCGCCTTCGTTTCTAATCTGCTCCACAGCAATCAGGTCGCACAATTCGCCAAAGGGAAGGGCGTAGGCTGTCTCATAGGACAGCCCGATTTTCAATCCGTACCAGATGCACCACCCGACATCTGATTCTGTCGAGTGGTCTCCGCGTTTTTTCCTTCTTCATCTTCTGTTTCAATTCTTCTTTCGCTGCCGTCTGCAATCGTTTCAAAGATTTTAGTCTGCATATCCAGAAGGTCATCCATGCCGCATAAATCATAAAGCGCATCATAGCTCAGAGGGGGCGGTGTGCTGATGCCTTCCACCTTGGCATATTTCGCCCCTGCATCCATCATGGCGGACAGCAACCAGAAGCTCTCATCCATTTTCTGCGCCTCTGTCCCCTCCGTCAGTGCCTTCCCGATATTTTCTGCGTTCCCGTAGCGTTCCGAACAATCACGCATCACGCGAGCGGAAAAGCACAGCAGATATTCCTTTTTGTTAATTTCAATTTTCGCCGTTCTCATACGTTTCTTCCTCCGTTTCCTCCGTCAGATTTACCGTTTCTTCTCCCCCGTCATGCTCGGCTGTCATGACGGCATTCATTGCTCCCCCGTAATACCGAGGAATTTCTTGATTGCCGCCTCTGCGTCCGCCTCGCTGTCCATAGGGGAGGAAATCATCTTCCAAGGGTGTCCTGCGGCATCGCTGCGCAGAATACTACCGCTGATTTCAGGTGTCCCCCATTCCACCTTTTCGCCCTGTGTGGTGAAGGTGTCGTTAGGGTTGGTCGGCTGAATCTTCGGCAATACAACCGCCTGCCACTTGGTTGCACCGTTTTTCTGGATTTTCACAACTGCGCCAAAGCCAAGGTAGGGCGTTTCCTGCTCATCATTCCAGATGTACCATTTTGCATCCTTGGTGCTGACATCCGATCCCGTCATTGCCTGCTCGATAATACCCAATACCTGCAGCATAACATCGGGCAGCAAATCATCCGTTGTCAGCGTCCATGTACCGCCTGCAAAGGTATTCGCGCTCTCCGCAGGACCATTGTCTGCATAAAGGATATTATCATCCGCGCCCTTCAATTCAATGGAAAGTTCTACCGCCTTGCCCATCAGCGCGCCGCCGCTGTAGGTTACTGTTTCGCCTGTGTTGCTGTATTTTGCACAATAAGGTTTGCTCAAGCCAATCTTTGCCATATTTCCCTCATCCTTTCATCGTTCTTTTGATTTCCGTTTCAAATACTTTTTTGATTTCCGCCTCCGCCTTTGGCTTCGCCGTTTTCAATGCCTTTCGCACAAAGGGCGTTTTCTGAGAAAAGCTTGTACCGCTTTCCGCAATTCTGGCAATCAGCGCAAGGGGCATCCCCTTCGGGTGTTTCGGGGTTATCAGGTCACTGTAGCCTGTAAAGCCGACAAGCGTATCAATCCTGTCCCCCTCCGATTGGAAGGGCGCAACGCCCAGTCCCTTTGCAAGCGCCGCCTTCTGTTCGTCCGTGATTCCCTTGAGGTAATGCCCTGCACTGCGGTCATTGTCGGTCGGCAATGCCTCCACAGCGGAGCGGATTTCGTCTGCGGTCACGCCTGCGCCCTCATAAAGCGCCTTTTTCGTGATACCGTCTGCGCTTTGCCGCAGCTTTTCCAGCTGTGCTATGTAGCCATCTAAGCCTGTGAAGGTAAGCTTTGCCATCAGAACACCTCCCAGACCCATTCATAATGCGTAAAGCCTGTTTTCTCCTCATACTGCACGCTGTTTAATTCCCACGCAATGTAGGGGGACGCATCGAAAGCCGCCTCCAGTTCATCCTTCCATGGGTCAAACTCCTGCTTTGTAAAAAGGTCTGTTGTGCCTGTAACGGCTTTCTCCGTGTGGGTATCGTCCGCAGTCAAGTCGTTTGCGCCGTCCTCCTGCCAAACAAAATATCGGTCGGACTTCATGGTTCTTCCGTGCCGCACCGCATCCGTCACAGCAAGGTGTGCCGCTATGATGTGTTCCTGCCAGCTCATGCCATCACCTCAAATTCCTGTTCGATTTTCGCAAGTGCCAGATCCACGCAGGGCGGATAAATCTCCATGACCTTCTGCACCGTATCAATGCGGTATTGCTTTCCTTCCAGAAGTGCAACATCCTGCGGAGAAACCGCCCCTGCAGCAGGTACCCGAATCACGCGCACAATCTCCACCTGCGTCTGCTTACTCTGATAAATGCGGTTAATGCCAAGTCTTTGTTCCGCAAAGCGCAGATTTATTTTTTCTGTCAGCTTTTCCTGCGGCGCATAGCCTGCCTTTGCCGCATCGCAGACAGTGCAGATTGTCACAATCCCGTCATTGAACGCCTGCGTAATCTCATGCTTCGGTCTGTTTGGTGCTTTCCACATACTCTCTCACCATTCTTCCGTTCTGCATATTCAAAATCAATGCCATGTAGTTGTTTTCAAATACATCCAATGCTTCATCCCTTGCATAGCGTACATATTCCATCATCAATGTACGGGGAAGTCCGTCCGCATCATAATCCAGAACGCTACCACCCTTTTCGTTCAGATATGCCATTGCAGCGGCAATAAAGCCACGAATCTTGTTATCCGTGGTTTCATCGTCCCATGTAATATTCAGATAGTTTTCGACATCTGCCAGAAGCTCCGCAGGAATACTCTTCCGCTGCATCAGGATTTTGTCACAGTGACGGTATAGGCTTTGGTGGTTGTGCCGTCAGCCGCCGTTACGGTAACCTTAACGGTATTTGCGCCTTCCTTCCATGTTGCTGCAGAGCCGTTGTCTACCTCCGCATCATTTACCTGCACGCTGATTTCTGCGCCTGCATCAGAGGGTGCTGCCGTAATCGTGTTGGTTGCGTTTGTGGTTGCCGCCGTATAGGTTGTGGTTTCCTTCGCAAACGCAGGGGACAGGCTCAGGCTGCCAATCTTCAAGTCGGACAGTGTTGCATCGTTGGAGACCTCCGCAGCAGCTACCTGCTCCACCTTATAGGTCAGGGGCTTAAGGTCTGCAATATCCAGATACAGGAAAGCGTTGTTATCCATCGGGAAACCGTTTGCATACAGCTTCACCAGATAAACCCTGTTATCCTCCAAGAACTGATACTGGTC